CAATATTTTAAATGTTGGAAACCTAAGACTGATACCTCCCTGCTGATTCTTAGTCTCTTCAAAATACTGTACTGTTATAATCTTACCTAAGATAGCATCAGGATTTTTATAAAAGTCTTGTCTTTGCTCTATACTAAATCCACTACCGACTCTGACAAGGTGATCTTTATGCTTAATATAAACACAGGATAACATTTCTTCTTCACATTCTTTACCATTTAATGTAAGAGGAAACATACCTGCTTCAGTATCTAATACCTCATACTCAGCATCATGGAAAGTTTTTACTTTAAGTAAATCTTTACTACGCTTACCTTTATATTCAACATTCTTGCGGAGCATAACTCCTTCCCAACCATCATCATCTGCTTTAGATACCCACTGTTGGAAATGGTCGTCATCATTTACTATCTCCATTTCTAATACAGATAGGCAGGGACACTCGTTGTCCTCCATTGTAAACAATAGTTCTTTATATCTTTGATAAAGATTATCATTACTTTTCTTTGCCTTAAACTCATCTTGAGTCATCATGTCAAAGATTTTATAAGAAGGATTCTCAATAGTATGATCTTTCTTACGAAGTTGCTTCATAATACCTTGAAAGTCTTCGTTACCATCTTCATCAATTAAACAGAGTTCTCCATCCAACACAACATCAGATAAACCAAGACTTGTAATCCCATCGGCAACAACACCCAAGGTAGTAAATTCTTTGCCTGTTCGGGAGTAGAAAGTAATATTGCCAAAATGATCGACAATAGCCAAACATCTAACCCCATCAAGTTTACGAGATACAAACCACTCATCTTCCCACTCCACTAATTTAGGCTGATATTTTTCTGCTAGAGCGACACTGAACTCTGGAATAAAATCAGGTATAACTTTATTGATAAGTTTTACACCAACCTTAGTTTTGAGGTCTTTGTCTAAGATACAATGTACAAGTTCTTCTTGTTCAGGGAATTTATTAATATAAGTATTAACAATTCTGATAGCATCATGTCCTGTATATCTACCTAATTTTAAATCACTAAACAGTTGACACAAACCATATCCCGGTTCACAATCTCCGAAGAATAATTCTGGATGCTTCTTAACTTGGCTACTGGTCAAACCATACATAAGATAGTCATTGTGCGCTAGATTCAATACGTTTCTAGCATGTAGCTGAAATCCGTTATCTTCTTCTTTACCTGCTTTACAATACTTGGCAATGATTTCCTGCTTGGCTGTAGTACTGCTGTTGTTACGCAGTTCAACAATCATAGCTATCGCGTGTAATGTAGCAGTTCTGCATCCTTGTGGGAATTTATTATCCATTTGTATATCCTGTGTTCTGTAATTACTGTTTCCTACAGTATACATCATCGTCATTATGGTGTCAAGTCTTTAGATTTGATCTGTATATATTTTTAAATTTTTCCATTTTAGATTTCAACTCTAACCATTCATTCTGATCTGTAAAAACTTTATTTAATTTATTAGTTAGTTTGCCACCAGCAAGACCAAAGTATGCCGGTATTAAAGAATGCAATATAAGTAATAAACCATAGTAGATACAATTAACACCATAACTTGAGGCAAACCTAAAGTGTTCCCAATATGTCATGTCATTATCTTCCAAATGTTTAATTGTTTTTTTGAACATTGAGGTGTACCTTTCCAAGTTATAATGCTGCTGCAACATTATATTTATACACCTTATGTTTCTATAAACTTAATATACCTCCAAGTAATTGTGTGATGTAAATGAAAATTCTCAGAAAATATATATATGTTCATAGATTGAAAAGCGGCAGAATCTTTTCTTATCTCTGGTTCGATAACTTCAATTTCAATATGTGTAAACATAAATGTAGTATGAAAATATGTTACAGTCTTTGGTCTGCCATCTATTAAAAATCTAAGTATCTGATTGTGCCGAAATAATTCGACACTGTTTAAGATTAATAATAACGATAATAGGATTACTTTAGTTTTCATAAGTGGAGGCGAGGGGAGTCGAACCCCTGTCCAGTGTAAATTCCACATAAACTTCTACATCGTTATTCTGTTGTTATTAATACTACAGACAAAACTATCAGTCTTTCCTGCGTCAAAGTGATTACACTTATCGACCTTCTTAATTCAGGTAGGACAACCCTATCCGATTATCGGAGTCAGCATAATTGGGTAAAAAGGTTTATACAACCCCTCTCACCTAAGCGGAGAGTGCTAATACAGAAGTATCGGCAATTAAAAACATAATCTCTTTTTATACTAGCCAAGAGATCAACTAGTCGATGCGATCTATATTTCTATCTACCTGTCGAAGCCTTTACGCCCCCAATGATTAGTTGTGCTAGTAATACACCAGCAGTTATTTCAAGTATATTAAATAAATTCATATAACCCTTTCTTCTGGTGCTTGATCGAAAAATTCTATATTTTGTCTAATTATAACAGGTGCTAGAGATTTTTCAAGTTTTTGTATTTGATAACTTTGTACAAAATTTGTTGCTATACTAGCCATAAGTAATAACCACAATATGTAAGTTGCAGGATGTATTCTGTCCATTGTACTTTACTGCGTTTGAGATTAGTATGTTATAAAAATAGCGGCAGTCAATGAGGAACACAACAAACAACAACACTTGGAGTGAAAGACTGCCGCTATTTAATTAGCTTACCTACTTAGTTCTACTTCTAGATTTCTTTTTTACGACAGATACTCCGTATCTTGTCTCTCCATATCTGCCTGTGGATCGCACAACATTGTATCCTTGAGATTTTAATGTAGAACGAATATCACTAATAGTAGCACGAAGATTACCTACTTCAAACATAGAGTATGCACTATCTTGACTTAGTGTTTTGCCTTTTGTCAAATAGTTAATAACACGATCTTGTTTAGTCATTATTTATTGTCCTTGAAAAAAGATGGCATCTTATCTCATAAATGAACTACCGCCATCAGTAAGTAGTTCAATTAACTTTATTATAGTAGCTGGTTAGTATGATTTGTCAATTAATTATTTCCAATCAGGAAAACAATATTTTAATTAGTTATACCGCACTGAATGTTTTGTTTTTATTAAGTTGTTTTGATTGCATTTTAGCAAGCCTGTGTTTTGTTCTCCAAAGCCCAGTTAGTTTGCTATGTTCATCCTTCCCCATCCATATATGGCAGAAGCCTCCTTCTTTTGCTCCATAGGCTATTATGCCGTTCTTATCAAGACCTAGCACCGTAAACTTACCTCTACATCCCATAGGAATAAACTCGCCGTCTACAACAGAGTATGGGCCTCCAGTAGCTTTAATTCTATCACCCTTCTGTAATTCTCTCCAATCAAATTTTCTAATCATCTTAGTTGTTTTCCGTTCTTTACTCTGAACAGCAAACATAAAAGGATGTTGGCACTCTGAACACATATATGCTCTTGGGCCACACTGATGTCCACACTTCTCGCAAGTCTTTTTTCCTTTTGGCATAATCAGTCTCCTGTGAAAGATTGTTTTTACTAGTATAACATACTTATCGTCATATGTCAAGATCGAATTTAGTTTATTTCGGTATTTGGTGTATGATATGTGGAGATAAAATTATGTATAAAATATTAGCATTATTATTATTGTCTTATTTTTCTTTGTTCTCTGTTGTTTCTGCTGGAACTATAGACCCAAGTAATTCTGACAAACAATATCTAGAATATGGTGCAAAGCACGAGTGTGTTTTACCCATCATGGGTGTCTTAGGAGATGAATTAAATTCTGTCTTTCGAGGTTCTTGCGTTATTATAAATGAAAATTATGTATTAACTGCTGCCCATGTTGTATCTAATTCTATTAATCAGTTTGTAATATATAAAGGAAAAACATATCCTGCCGCAATATCAGCAATACACGCTTTATATGACCCCAAAACATTTGGCAAACATGATATAGCATTAGTTAGACTACAAAGACCAATAAAATTAGATTTTTATCCACAATTATATGAAGAACAAGACGAAAATAAAAAAATATGCAGCATATCTGGTTTTGGATATTATGGAGATTTTAAAAAAGGTTATGGGTCTAAAAACTTCGACAATAAAAGACGAGCAGGTTCAAATGTAATTAATAGAATAAGAGATAATATCTTAATATGCTCCATAGTTGATTCTCCAGTAACATCTCTTGAGTTTTTAATATGTTGTGGAGATAGCGGAGGAGGTCTATTCATTGACAATAAACTAGCAGGAATAAATTCATGCGTTTTTTCCGAGGACGGTAAAGCTGACTCTGATTATGGCGACTATAGTGGTCATACCAGAATAAGCGATTACCATTTATGGATAAAAAGCACGATGGTTATAATAGAAAAAGTTTTTGTTAAATCTGATTAGTCTTTTGTTCACCATAAATTATATTTAAAGACTTACCTTTATATTGACAAAAATAACTTGCGCATATTTTACGCTTAATTAACATCTCTCGCTTATCTTCTTCTTCGCAATATATATTGATTCTATATTTATTAGAATAAACATTTATAACTTTTGTGGCAAAATGATTTTGTGGTTTTGCTACTTGTTTATATAGCAAATTCTCGATTGTAATTTCATTATCGTTGTCATTCATTTTATAACTCCTTTTAAAAAAACTCAATTTATTTATATTTGATCAATTCCAATTTTAAGTGTTATTTGTAGATTTTTTCCATTCCTTTCTAGATTCCTGATGCTTTGCAATAAATTTCCAAAAATCATTTTCTTTATTATCATTACTGGAGTAAACATCATCTTGCATTTTTTCTGGATATAAAGAAGGCATGGGTATTTTTTTTACCTCATTAGGTCTTGGGGTTTCTGGATCAAGAGGTATTTTTTCTGGTTCTTTCATTTCTCTCTCCTATTTAGAGGCTAACATATATAAACCTATGTTAGAAAAAGCATAACCCAAGTAAGCAATCGACATACCTGTATTACCTCGGTATATTTGTTCCAAACTTACATAAAAGTATATACACCCTGTAAGGGCTATTAACCAACCACTCATAAGACTAATATCCCTTCATTATATTTGGCTATTGCTTTATCTTTCATCTTTAATTCCATATCTAAATCAAAGTCTAGGCCATAAGTATTAAAAGATTTAGAGGCATAATCTGCATGTTTACGAGGATTAGGATGGTCTGGTATATTCTCACTATAGTGAAATAAAGGACGGTATTCACCCCACGCCATATAACAATCTTCTAAGGCATCTTGTTCTGACAATCCATCTGGATGGCAAGCATGATGTAAATAGTCAAATGTTATAGGGATGTTGGTTTTCGGATGAAAGTCTTTTATCAACTGCTTAACAGACCAGCAATTAAGTTTATCGTCATTTTCAATAACAATACGATTACGACAATTATCGTCAAGTCTATAGAAATTCTGCATAAACCTTTCCACAATCTCATCGTTACTTCCTTGTCGATTGTTGATATGTAAATTCATAGGCGAATTATAATCAGCAGGACAACCTATCCTGTCAAGGAAACTACTATAAAAATTTAGTTCTGTAACGGTTCTACTAACGGCATCGGTATTGTTAGATGCTAACACATTATACTCACTAGGATGACAACTAATGCGAACATTCGTTTGTTGTATTGTGTAAGCTATTTCATCGAATGAGGCATCAATCTCGTCGTAATTAGGCAGTTCATCCCATTCTATATTTGCTGCCGTATAGGTCATTAAAGGGAAAAGATCGCTACTGATGCGATAACACAAATTGTTATTTGAACAATACTGTATCGTTGCATTGGTAACAATCATATTGTTAAGTATACGTTCTCCTAATATAGTTAGTGCTTCATCCCTATCTAATTGATTAAATCTTTTAAATGTCATAGTCTTGAACCGTAAAGGTTGTTCAAGTTCTTGTAGGTCGATAGATATACAGCATAAGCCGAAACGCATAATTAAACTCCTTGATAAGATTATACATCGACCGAACAAGCCTGTCAACCTTAATAGAAATTATACCGATTATGTTTAGATTAGTTGTTGGCTTTCATGCCATTTTATAAACTTGTACATATCTCCTAATTTTTTATATTCAAGTTCATATCGACTTTGATCGTAGGTAAAATTATTAGTCTTATGTCCTGCTTCTTTTAACGTGGCTATTTGAAAGAATTTAGTTTTAGATGCTATTCCGCATATCCAAGCAACCGCAAAGTCGTTTTGTACTCTACTAAATATATAATAATCAGCATCTCTATTTTTTTGTTCCTCGTAAAGAGTTGCACTATAAAAATCTAATGGTTTGCTATTACATCCTTGTGCCTTGGAATCTATTGTATTAGAATCTAATATAAAATCTACTAGATAATCTTCACTATACTGTATCTGAGGAAAGGTGTGATGAATACATGCTTCAGCTAAATATCCTGTCATTCTTTGTCTTTCTTTATTTGTACGATGAGTACCAGAATGACCAAAACGATTAAAATATTCTTCATCTCGTTTTTTTGCTTCTGTTAATATTTCTGGAGTTATAATAACTTCAATCATTAATTCATCCACCCTAATGCTTCAGATATAATAGGAAATCTTGTCATAAAAATATATTTACAACTTAATGCTATGTCTTGATGTTCTTTTTGGGTTCCGTTTTCGCTTCGCAATTCTATATAATGAATCCAGTTACGGAGGCTACCACTCATATATAATCTTGTAGGAGTAGCCAGAGGCAATACAAACCTAGCACACTCTTTTGCTATTCCGTCTTTAATCATTTCATCATATAGTCCTTTTGCTCTAGCAAAATGCTCTCTTATTTGTCTATTCCATTTAAATACTATTTCCTGATCTACATTATCAATACTATTTTGTCTGTTTTTATTGTCCTGACTCCTTAAACTGAACATAGGTATCTCTTCTGCCAAATGTGTTGTATCAGCATATCTTTGACTAAATTCTTGAAAGGTAAAACTTCTATGTCTTAATATCTGTGCTGCTATACCTCTATTGGTATTAATCTCAACAGTCATAAATGCCATCTCAAAGATAGACCAGTGCTTATGCTTAATACAATAACTTAGTAATCCTGATATATTATCACTACCTTGGTTGTTTGGGTTAGACACTCTAGCACAGTACGCTATGTTTTTTTCTGCATCTGGAGTAATACTTACAACTTTAATATTGTCGTTCATTTCTTATCTCTGTCTTTAAAATCATAAAAATAAACTTCTTCATCTGATTCAGAAACCCATCTACTGCCGGTATGCTCACAACTGTATTCTTTGTCAAACACAATCCAGTCAGGTTTTTTATCAAATGTTTTACTAATAAAACTGCCTCCATCCATCCACAAAACTCTATTATTAGGTTGCATAAAATATTGTCCACCTTCACCCTCAAAGAAATGACCGCACTTATGACCAGCTGCCATTTCTCCATAACCAGATTTATACTGAGGGCCAAAACACCAATCTATTGTAAATAAATATTTGCATTTATGCATAGTGTGATCTTTTAGCATCACATTTGCTGCCCTGTTTTTTGTATACTCATTTATATTGTAAGAAGCATAGTAACTCATACTATCCCACAATTGTATCCAATCTAAATTATAATCAGTACCCCCGTCTGAATCTGCTCTTAAATAGTGGATAGGCACTCTAGCGTGTTGGCTACCATATTCTGTCATAATTGAAAACATAGCACATCTTTGAGGTATGCTAGTGAAAGAGAATACCTCTATAGGTATTCTTTCATTCTCTATATTGGGACTTTTATTATGTAGAAATCCCGTATCTAAGAAACACCAGAATGGAGATATGTCCACGTTTAAATAATTGCTCATTTACTTTATCCTTTGTTCCACCACTTCACTAGTTTGTCCCATACTGGCCTAAAGAAAAATAGAACAATATAAGCAACAACAGCCTCTATAGCTTTACTTAAAATAGTGGTAATAGTTATTGATTGTTTTTTAATTGGCTTATCATCACCAAGATGATCTTTCATAATCTATTTCTTTCTGTAGTTTTTCTTGTCTATATCTTTCTTGATGTTCTAAATGTTTGTTGTCTGTTATGTCATTATAAATATTCATAGCTATTTTACTCAAGCTATTAGTAGTTCCATTTCTTTCAGGATTTTCTAATAACTTCCACTCATAATTATAAGGATTGGCTTCGTCGCCAGATTTCTCTCTATCAACTTTATATCCTTTGTCCTTAGCCCATCGTTTTATATTAGTCCAATTCATTTCTTATAACTCCTAGTTTCAGGATCGTACTCAGGTATATCCTTATCGTATCTTTTCCATGCCTCCATGTGTTTAACAGAAGTCATTTGTTTTTCTTGTTTCATCTGTCGGAACATTTGATGTTCTATCAATTTATACAGGTCATCAATGTGTCCTCTAATCTCGTTGCAATTACCTATACCATCAAGAACTTGTGAGATGTGTTGTCTTACTTCTGGTTGAAAACAAGCATACTTTAAAGGTAGCTTGTCTTTCTTGCTCATTTGCTTGTATTCTTCAGACATTCTTTAATCTTGGATATATTTCTAATACATTTTCTAATGCCGAAATAAGTTGGAAAAGATATACACTTTGAGTATTGTTAATATCGTCTATTTGATCTAAGTCTTCAAGCATATATTTAATTATATGTTCGTAACCATGCAAAACAACAAAAGATTTAATATCTTCTTTGGATTCAAGGTATACTATCTCTTTTTTATTTTTTATTTTTTGTTCTTGTTCTACTACCATAAAACTTTTATTACATTCCTTTCATTACAGTATAACACAAAAATATTTTTATGTCAAGTTGGAGGAACAATGACTATTTAATTAGACTCTGTAGCTTGTGGTTTAGAAAACAATTTCTGAAGTGATTCTAGTTTTGATGTATTGCTTTCTAACATATCCATATAATTATCGAGTACTTCAACTATATCTGGATGTTCGCCTATCCCCACAGATTTATTAATATATAATTCTAATACTGCCACCGACTCATCTATCTTTGCTTTATATTTAGATTCCAAAGCCTTATAGAATAAATTATCCATTTATAATTTCTCCGCTTATAATATATGTGAAAGTAAACTCTTGTTGACCCTTGGGTATTTCTATAGTATCCTTAGAATCTTCTTTGTCAATTGATTTATCGTTCATAATGTAGTCCTTTATTCGTCAAATAAATATGCATCTATTTCTTTTGTTGTTTCCTTGGGAGTAATAATAGGAGTATAAATAATAGTTTCTTTATTATTGGTAGAAAATATTGAAACAATTATACATACTGATCCAACGAGAAAGAGTAATGATAATACTGTGAGTATCACGCATCCTGAAGTTTCCATGATTATCTCACGTATAAAGGCTGATAATACCACTGTAATTGTGGCTGATAAGTAATTTGTCTTTCTTTTCTTAGAAACCAACAACGTCTTTCTGTTACTACTGGAACATTATAATAATAAGGAACCCATCCATAAACCACAGTCGGTGCTGGTAGCACATACGTAACAGCAGGAACAGGGGTTGTTACTATCATTGGTGGTGCTGGTACGCTCGCTACCCACTCACCAGTATAGCCTATTGAACCCCATAGTGCAACTGTTAAAAATAAAAACGTCCTCATGACATTATCCTTCTTGTTAAATTTTTTAATCTTATTCATTTTCCATGTCTTCCATGTCTCTCATCTCATCTCTGAGCCTGAAAGCCCTATCAGTATCTCGGCTATTTAGCGTCCCTTCCTTTAGATATTTTTCTATATCCTCACCACTCATTGGAATCCTAGCTTCATCTTCATAATAATACTCCCAAGGTTTCCATCTAATTCTAACATGGTCTATCTTAGTTTTTGTATTACCACTTTTATCTGTGTAGGAAAACTTAACCCAATACCATTCTTCTGCTGCCATCGCTTCTTCAATAATTCGCACATTACGGTATTCGCCCATTACTCCGAATACTTTTAATCTACCTCGACCATAAAGAAATTTCAGAACACCTTCGTCTTCAAAATCAATCGGGTAAAATGTATTGTAAAAAGAATTTTGAACAATAGGATATTTCCATCCTACCCATTCCGCATTAACAATAAATCCAATAGATATTCCTACAAATAATAATAAAAACTGATAAAACAAAGTCCTGCAAACGGTTATAAGTATCATAATAAAACCTGTGGTGCAATAAGGTATGAATGAGCATGATGCTTTTATTTACACCTATCTGTCATATCTGTTAAAATAATGGTGTGCAGCTACTTCTATAGCTATTAATAGCACTACAAATATAAAAAACTCTATCATTTATTCAGCTTATTAATAACACTCATTATTCTTCTTGCTAACGCCGCTTGTCCGACAATTCTGCCGTCATCATAATCATTATAATAACCAGAAGTAGATTCATGTTTAAATTGTTTTTGAATTTTATCGTTACACAATCTGACAATTTCTTCTATTTTAGTATGTAATGATGGGTCATTCATTTTATATTTACTTTTAAATCTACAACTAAGTAAGCATTAAAAATTGTTCCAATATTTATCTGTAAATTGATCGGAGTATTTGCTTTTTAATAATTGTGCTACATGACCAGCGGTATGTTGTACAGTATTGCCTCCCCAGAAATACTTATTAATTAATTCAATAATTCTTTCAGAAGTTTCGCTTCTTTCAAAAAGATAAGCAATTCTTGGTTGATATTCAGCTAAAATATATGAATGAACATCCATATAAAAACATTGTTCTAATGCTCGCATTTTTGCTAAATGTAATTTCTTTTTATTTCTCACGGATTTATCCTTAGCATAGCAATAATTTTATTTGCTGTTTTCTGAATATCATAACTATTGTTTTTAGAATCTGTTAGAATCTTATTTACGGTTTCTTTATTATGTTTTGAAGTAACTTTTTCAAACATTTTTGATCCATAATTTTCTGTAACAAAATTTAAAACTTCATTATTAAAATCAATTACTTCTGTCATATCGACTCCTTATTAGTAATAACACACTCGCCCAATAAACCAATAGCGGTTTCCAAAAAAACATCTGTAGTTGCCAAATCCGTATTGTCAATATCGTTTATCTGATTTTCGTAATCAATAATAAATTGTTCGACTCTCTGACGCAGTTCATCCTGCATTATTACTCCTTTAATAACTATGAACAGTCCAAGTAGTTTCAGTAATAAATTCCATCTCTAATGTCTTAGCAAGTTCTTTACCCAGTTTTGTCATTTTTGTTTCAAACAAATCGTAAGAATCAAACATGATATACAAAACATCAGTACTTATATCATAACCAGTTTCTCTGTTGTTGTCAAATATTCTTATATTCCACTCTGGCAAATCATCAGCATCAATACCTGTATGTTCGCAAAATGTTCTGATCATAATAGCATTACGTTCACGATCATTTTCATAACCAGATGAGTATTCGCCTTGCTCCATACTAAGTTCAGCAATAAATGTGTCAATGAATCCATCTCTGCTTTTAATCATATTGGTAGCAGCGTCTTTATCTATATAATTATTATGTGAAAAGATGTTTGCAATTAATTCTCTACAGGCTTTCTTTTTAATTGCATTCCTACGAAGAAAGTCTACCATCTCAACAGCTACAGCACTTTCTGTATAAATATCACTTCCCATTATTGATCCTCTTCTTTAGCAAATCTATAGTACAATCTTTCTACTTCTTTTAAATTATAAGAATATGGAGCAACATTGTCTCCATTCTTATTGTTCCATCTCATGTCTTCATGCAAAGAATCAAGAGCATCAAGAACAATATCCATATCATTATCTGCAATAAGATATCTCATTCATTCTCTTCCAATCTAGTCAATACCAATCTATCTTGATCGGCACTATCTTTTATAATCCAAGTATCACAAACAAACTCATCGTCTGTTTCCATATTGTGAACAACGATATGATTATTCCATCTAAAGTCTGGATTGTCTCGTTGATCTTTAAGATATTCGTATAATTCATTCCATCTCATATCTGTCCTCCTGTTGCCATTATACATTAATTATCGTCAATGTCAAGAAAATTCTTTAGGCTCATTGAGAGATTACTTAATATATGCAGGTTGTCTATATACATAATTGGTTGTACTCAAAAGAGGAGTCCAATAATATTCGCTTTCAAAAAAGTAATGAGTAACTTGAGAGTGTCTAGTGGCTTGCTTATCCTTTATTTCAGAACCACCATGTAATAAATTAGATGCCCATATAATAGCATATCCTTTTGGCATAATCCCATAAATTTTATTATAATCTTTTGTGTCTATAATTTTTTGTAGCATAATTTCATATAAAGAATAATCGTCTGCGCCATTTTTTAAACCTAAATTTTGCATATTTAATTCTGGTTCTTTGTGAGAGCCGGGATAATAAAATAAAGGGCCATTAATATCTGTTATATCTTCAAGAGCAATCCATACCCCACACATATTACCAGAAGGATAACTATTAAAATGAATAGTATCCGAATGTGTACGTTGTTGAGTTCCTTTATTGAAATTCAAAGTTTGAAAAGGCAAAGGTTCTTTATTATATAATTCTTTAATTTTTTTGAATATATTATCATGTAAAGCTAATTGTTTTACATACTGATTCGTATGCCAAGCATCTTGTATTCTTGAATTATTTTTACAGTCAATTGTTTCTATTACAGAATTTATTAACTTAAAATCAATATTTGTATTAAATATTAAATATCCATTTTCTTTATAAAAATCTTTGTCTGTCATTAATTAAGGCCCAACATTAATCCATATTAAACTTTGTACTACAATAATACTAATTAGTGCTAATACAAGAAATAAAAAAATTTTTATGTTATCTGTATTCATTATTTCTACTGCCTTTAGATAAAAATATGGGTTTGAAGTTATCTCCCCCTTTAAAATTATCTGATATATCTTTTACAACAATACCACATTCCATATTTGCTCTGAGCATATCCAACATCTACTACAGACATACCGCTATTACTATAGCAACAATTTTTATATGCAGCATCCTGCGTCCAACCACTACCACAACCCTCATAAGAATTATGGTGTCCACCATAATGGGAAACACAATTTCTTGATGCCATTGTATTCGCCACTCCTTGTGCAGAAGTATTATCTACTGAACTATATGTAGTATTAGTATACTTCTTATAGTATTTTCTGCGTTTAGCTTCACAAACACTGCTAATCATGACCAGAACAATCAAACAAACAATAATCTTTTTCATATATTCCTCCTTGAATAAAAATATGGGGATTGATGCTATCGCACCCCTTTAAAATTACTTACAGTCGCAAGAGTTTCCGTTGCAAATTGTTCTGCTGAAACTTCTTGAGCGAAGAACCTTGTTACAACTATCCGTGACAGTCCAGTTTCTTGAGTATGTGCTGCCTGTTTTATTAGAAGCACATTCTGTAGAACGAGTAAAATATCTCCTGCCAAACAAGCCTCTCCGAACTCTACAGTCGCATGTGCTACAGTCACAATCTGCCGATACTGTTGGTTGAGATTCAGATACTACTGGTGCTTCACCAGCAAAAGCAGTAACAACAAAACTCGATAAAATAAGTGCTAAAAATAGTTTCATATTTTCTCCATAAAATTAACTAACTAACATGCTATCGTAAAAACGTATTACGATTTAAAGCAATCTTTAAAAAACTTGGTAATACTTTTGATTTTATATATAATATATGCAATTATAGGGCCACCGAATAATAACAAGTCCAGTAAATCAAAATGAGAATGACAACAAGGGCATAAACCTAAAAAATGTAATAAATTATTCCACATTAATCAAGCCTTCCACTCATTTCTGTCCATATCATAAGGTCTGCTTGAGCCAGTGTCAAGCCGGGATAATGTGTCTCCATCAAATACTTGCACAGCCCTGCATACTTGGCATACTTTTCTGGAGTTTGTGGAGTATTTTTAGGAGCATCTTTGATATCACACTTAACTCTCATCCAGTTTAGAATATGAGTATCTAGAACAATCTCATCACAAAATTCTCTAGTATGTAACAAGAAAAATCGTGCGGTCTTCGGCCCAACACCATGAATATCCATAAGGTCATCTCTGGTGCAAGTTCTCAGGTCTACCTTAGCAGAGAAAAATAAAGCCTTGCGTATCCTATCATACTGACCTGTTTTATGTGCGGTTAAATAATTATGTAATTCTTTTAATTTAAGACTACGAATAAATTCAAAAGGAGTTCTATTTCCTCTGTTTTTTAATAGCTTCGTAACTAATCTGGCAGTAGTATCGCTGTTCTTTCCTGCAACAAGAATACAAAATATCCAAAATGATTGTAGTTCAACGTCTGTGCGATTGTAATTAGTAATATCTTTAGGATCAATTAGAGTTTCTGTAGTAGTCATTATTCAATCCTTGTTGTTAAGGTGATACAAGCATTATATCGTAGTATCGTCTTATGTCAACAGTAAACTTGAGATATTATTTGCTACTACGAGGATGACCTTTTGGCAATAAATCGTTGTCTTGCTTATACGCAGAATTTGACGGTCTACCTGTTCTGAGTAGTGTCAAAAAAGCATTTACCCTTGCTATTGCCCAACCATCTCTACTCATTTTAGGAGCATGAGAAGATGAAAACGCACCAGAACCTCTTCTGTATACTGCTTTTAACATACCTAATGTAGCTTTACTACCTTTTCCTTTTTTATTATGTTCACTAACTTTATTCTTTAGTTTCTCGATAGTGTTCTTACTAAAAGTAATCTTACTTTTATCATCCTTAGCACTATCGGGCTTATTTTTCTTGCTACCTTTTTTCTGATCTTTTTTAGGAGCCGGAGTTCTTCTGGGGTCTTTCTTTCCTGGCTTATCTGCTATTGTTTTTAATGCTTCTAAATATTTATTAGTTCTCATAATCTTTTCTCCTTTTTAAAAGGATACACCATGAGTAAACATAAACATCTAGGTATAGATAATAAGAAATAAAGAATACTTAATAAAAGTCTAATAATAATAGTCATTTTTTACCTTTTAAATCTGCTATATTCTGTGCTATGTCTACTAATCTATCCCAGTTTTCATCTATATATTTTTCTGGCCCACCCATATCGGCCTGTGCTACTGCAATCTCTTCGGTAGGAACCATCTCAATAGCATCCCAAGGACAAACTTTAACATCATACATTTTACCCTTGTTGCCGGGAACGTGTATACATTGTTCACAACCTATGCAAGTAGATAGATCAATCTCACACCATTGAGTTACTCCCTGTTTTATCTGGAATATACAATCAACAGGACATACTTCTAAGCAAGCCTCACATCCAGTACAATTATCTGCTTGAATAATTGCTAATTCTTTAGGAATTTTTTTTCTTGGTTTCTTGTTTGCCATTATGCTATAATATCGTGTTGAATATTTCCAAATACATCAGTTAATCTAAAATCTCTACCACTATATCTGTATGTTAATTTACTATGGTCAATACCCACTAGATGTAATATAGTAGCATGTAGATCGTGCATGTCCATTGAGTCTACTGCTTTATGTCCAAAGTCATCAGTAGAACCATATCTTATACCACCTTTAATACCTCCTCCTGCCATCCACATAGAGAATCCACCATTGTTATGATCTCTGCCTGTAGCACCTTCTTTTATGCCGGGGGTTCTACCAAACTCACTTCCAAATAATATAATTGTGTCTTCAAATAATCCAGAATCTTTTAAGTCTTGTATCAAAGCGGCGATAGGTTTATCAATAGCAGTTGTATTCTTTTTTAAATTATCATTAATATTCTGGTGCATATCCCAACCACCATGACCAATCTCTACAAACCTTACTCCTGCTTCACTAAATTTCTTAGCTAATAAACATTGTTTACCAAATTTAGCCGTGGCTTTATCGTTGATACCATACTTTTGTAAAGTTTCTTGTGATTCTTTTGATATGTCAACAGTATTAGGAACACTTGTCTGCATCCTAAAAGCTAACTCATAACTCTCAATCAATCCTTCTAACCTACTGTTCTCCGCACCATCTTTTAGGTGCATCTGATTAAAGTCTCTTAATAAATCTAAATCTTTTCTTTGTCTATCTTTTGTTGTAGATTGATTTACCAAATTAGGTATAGGGCTTTTACTACCAGCATTAATAGCAGTACCTTGATATATTGCCGGTAAGAAAGAACTACCATAATTATCAGGCCCAATACCAGCATCTATAGTTAGAAATCCCGGTAACTCTTTATTCTCTGTGCCTAATCCATACAATAACCAACTGCCCATACTAGGTCTACTGAATTGAAAATTACCAGTATGTAATAAACTTCTGGCTTGATTATGATTACCTGTTTTACTTTTCATACCATTAAGCAAACATAAATCATCTGCATGTTTACGCAAGTGTGGAAAGTTTTCACTAATCTCTATGCCACTATCTCCTGCTGGAGTTAAAGGCACTGCCGGTTTCATAATCTTCCTGCCTTTACTTACAGGATCATCTATACCCGCTTTTTCTACCATTAAAGGTTTATGATCAAAAGTATCTGTATGAGTCATACCACCATTCATATACATGAATATAACTCTTTTATTACTTTTCATAGCCTCTTCTGCCATCAATCCTTTTAAGGCTAACATGCCGAAACCGAAACTACTAGCCTGTAATAAATTTCTTCTATTTAACATTGCGAAATTCTCCTGTGCAGATTATAATTTGTATAAACTTAGCAAGATTGTCGCTTTGTTTAATAAACTCTATAGATTTTTTATTTTCTTGTTCTGTAGGTGGACGACCTAAAAATTTAAGGAATATACTATTAACATTGTTACGATGTAATATATCAGGCATTGTTTTACCCATCTTTTTATTACTCTCAAGTAATATTTTTGCTTCTTCTTGTGCTAATGCTATGATCTTAGGATTGTTCATAAGAAATAATGCTTGAGTAGAAACTGTTGTTACGCTTCTTTCAGCATTAAGTAAACTATTATCTGGTCTATCAAATATATCCAGTACCTCAACCTTATTATCTCTTAATGAAGGAATGTAAATTGATCTTGATTTTGTCTCACCAATATACTTTCTTAATTGTTTGCTAGGATCTTTTATATCTTGTTGAAAATCACTGATGTTCTTATGCGATCCGTCTAGCTTACCTGATACAAATAATAATGAATCCCTAATTTGTTCAGCCTCTAATCTTTTCTCATTCATTCTCCAGAAATAAATATTGTCAGGATCAATCTCATAATTATGTTTATCAAACTTGCTACTACGCTTATACGCATTACTCATAACAATAGTTTTAATAAGTCTTTTATTTGATAGTCTACCCGTAATAAACTTAGTAGATAAATAGTTCATAAGTTTAAGATTAGTAGGCTCTCCACCTAGTATACCAAAGTTATCAAAACTGTCTAGTATACCCTTACCAAACAAATGTCTCCATACTCTATTTACATGAACCCTATAAGTAAGTGGATTAGTTTTATGAGTTATCCATTCTGCAAACTCATATCGTCCGCTGGTATTATCAAAATCAAGATTAGGTCTATCGCTAAATATTTCTGGTAATCTTCTTGGTACTTCATCACCTAGATTATTAACCTCTCCTCTGATAGCTAATTTAACTTCTGTCATCTTATCTTTATCTTTGACAGACATTACAGGTTCTAAATGTTCTAAGTATTTTAAATACTCTTCTGATAACTTAGCCTTTGCTTCATCTAACTGTTTTTGTCTCCTTCCTAATTCTCTATTCAGTTGTTGTTCTGTTACTCTTTTATTCCATGTTTTAATAGACTCTATCTGTCTCTCTAAGTTTTTAATATCGCACAACAGAAACCATTCCTGTATCTTTTTCTTCTTATATAAACCTTCTGTCTCTTTTGTTACTAGATAGCCATAGTCTCCTAAATACCCTGTATTATTATTACCTCTGTAAAGACCATCTAAATTTTCAGTATTATTAAACACACCAGCAACACCATAATAATCCTGCTGAGAAAAAGGATCAAACTTATGATCGTGGCATCTTGCACAACTTAAAGTCATACCTAGAAAACCTCTAGTAATAACATCTATCTGGTCATCATTACGATCTGCTACAAACTGTTTAGTTTGTGCCTGTATATTTTTAGTGCCTATTGTTAAAAAACCTGTAGCTATCCTATTCTTATTATATTCTTCATAACTTTTATGTGGCAATAGATCGCCAGCTATTTGTTCTTTTATAAATTGATCGTATGGTTTGTCATCATTAAAACTTTTAATAATATAATCTCTATACCTCCAAGCATACGGACTAACTAAATTTCTATCTTGACCAGATGATTCTGCATATCTTGCAACGTCTAGCCAATGTCTTCCCCATTTTTCTCCAAATCCATCGTCCTGCAATAAACCATCAACTAACTTCTCATACTTATCTTCTGATGTATTATTCGTATAATCTTTTATTTGTTCAATACTAGGTGGTAAGCCAATAAGATCGAAATAAAGCCTACGGACAATAGTATAATCATCTGCTACCTCTACTGATTTTAATTTGTGTTTTTCTATTTCTAAATTTAATATAGCATCTATCTCTGTACCATCGTCATATTTAGCTACAGGAGGTTTAGTTACCTTTTTAAATGCCCAGAAATTTCTAGCTTGTCTTAGTTCTACAGCCCTGTTCTCAGACTTATATCTTGGGTCAGGCATACCCATTTTAATCCATTGTCTAAAATTGTTGACAACTTCTTCACTTAAAGGATTATCTGGTGGCATATCTCCAGACTCAATATAGTCTAATAATAAACTCTCGTCCATCTTACCGGGAACAACTGATGGGCCAGAATCTCCACCATTTAATATTCCTTGTCTAGTATCTACAGACAATCCACCCTTAACATCTTTAGAATTAGAAGAATGACAAGAATAACATTGAGTATTTAAAACTGGTCGTATATTTTTCTCAAAAAACTTAATACCAGAATCTTGAGCGAATACTGATCCAGATAGTAATATAAAAAGAATACAGGAAAGTCGCATGACACCTCCTAAACGGTATATAAGAATACACCATACTATGTCTTTGTTGTGTGTATCATTAGTGTCTAAAGCAAATAAGAAATTTACATTTATTCCTTAAATATACCCACTAATGTGTTCAGCCATTAATTCTAATCCTGTTCTATTAAAATGAGCACTATCAATCATGTAATCTTTCATGTTGTATTTACTTGGGTTAAAACATTTAATATTGTTCTTTCTGCATATATCCTCAACACTCTGTATAAATTCTGTTCTAGCTTTTGCTTGTGCATATTCAGTATGAGTAACTACCAAAAGATTTTTTGTTGACAATATATTTTTGATTTTAACTAAATCAGATTCGATTTCATTTATTTCTTGTATTTTAATTTCCGCTGGTATTTTTTTAGGGTTCTTTTTGTTATTTTTTTCTGCTGCTAAATGATGTATATAAAATTCTTTGCTTATGTATATTTTTTTAGAACATATCTCTATTAAAACATTGCGACAATTATCAAATTCTTTTTTACACTTAACAACACTAGCTTTCTTACTAGCAGTTAAAAACACACCACGGAAAATATATCTTTCCATTTCTCTTGGTATGTTTATTTTTCCTGAAATATAATTTAGATATTGCAAAACTTCTTTAGTCGAATGAGTATGCAATAATTTATGAGTATAAGAATTGTGTTGTAATCTTCCAAGTCTACATGATGACAATACTATATTTTCTTTTATATTCATGTTTTGTAGAACCCTTTTGCCATTTTGGAATATACGGGCAATTCTTACATCCAGAACCACAACATTCTTTTCTAGCTAATAAAACTTCCTTTTTTATTGGTTCCACGGTTCATTACCATTATCAAAATTTTTACAATTTACTTTTGCTATTTTATGTTTATAGCCATAGGGACAATTTTTCGACACCCAATCTTCTGCCTCTTCTTTAGTATCAAGCCAACCATATACAATTTTATCCCAATCCAAACTATCAAAGTCTATTAAATTTGAATTATCGCAATTTATACATATAACAATATACATTATGTATCTGCCAATCTGATTATAGTCCAGTACTTGCTTCCACAATGATTGTCCACCCATTCTTCTGCCATATACTTCTCTTCAAAAGGCCCGAATATTCTGTCGTCCCTATCTCCAATACGAAAATTTTTTAACTCTACAGAATATTTACTCATATCGCTAGTAACAACAATATACATTAATAAATCTCCATATATTCTTTTCCGCTATCGCATAATTTTTTTACATCTCTAATATATTTCTCAGCTTCTACTCTACTATCAAATTCTACTTTTTTTAGTTTGATTAATTTGCAAGGAAGCAATAAAGGCTTATCTTTTTTATAGATAACAAACCTAGATTCATCTTCTTGTCGTATAGTATATTCCATGTTATCCTCCTACTTTTCATTAACTATCTTTTCCATTTTCTTTTCTATGCTTTTGATTGTTTTAATAACAGAAACAGAAAGTTCATAATCGTCTTTATATGCTATAACAGCATCTAAAATTCTCCACGCTTCTTGTTGTGTAATTTCTGTGGTCATTTTAAACTCCTGATGGACTAACAACCCCAAAACAATCATTAGTAAAGATTATACCTTTTCTTAAAGGGGCATCATAATAATAATCAAAATGAAGAACATTGGAAACTACCCAACCATACTTATCTTTATCATTCCATCCAAAAGTTTTATCTTCTTTACTTACTAAATGTCTATTATAATCATCTTTCCAAGTAAACTCATCTGGATATTTAAAACAATGACTAAAAGTAATGACTCCTATGATCCTAGCTTTAAAATCTCCATCTTTACCGGGAGTCTCTATTAATCCTAAATCTTCACCTACATATTTTTCTGGCATAGGATACGATCTAGTTTCGACACACTTATCTCCTTCGATTAAAAGTCTCGACCAAGGAGATTGAATATTAATACCTGTCATTATCTGAGTTGATTAACTCCTGAAGGAATTTTTTTAAGACAATTAATTCTGAGATAGACATTGGATGCAACATATCTACATAACCCCATTGATCTTCTTTGTGTGATCGGTATATTTCTATACCGTAAATTTGTTGATTATCAGAATCTTTATGATCTTTTGTCTTAAATTTTATATAGTCCATTATATACCTTGCTAACATAAGAATGTTAACAAGATACACCTTTTTATGCTATAATTGTAAGTTCATTATTTGTGATTCTGCAAAAATAACTTTCTGTTATTCTTACCCTATCAAGATCATATATAGGGTCGTGATTTTTAGTATATACATTAATTCTATACTTATTATCATATACATTAATAGCCTTGCACATCTCGAAATTATTAGGTTTGTCTATCTTTTTAAATAGCATATAACATGCGTCTATTGGTAAATTTTTCATTATATTTGTCTCCATACAGTTATTTAAGTTGTCCAATGTTGTAAAAACCATCAAGAAAATTAATCATACTATCTATCTGATCAACAGTATAAGGTTGATAACCTGTACTCTTTTCCAGTTTTTTCATAACTTCACACATATACTCTAATGAGTCTACAATCATAGTAATATCATGTTTATCTAATTCAACGTGCATACTCATACTGGCATTTTTCCTTTACTAAATCTATCCTCCAAATTAAACACTTTCCACATTTCCTTAGACAGTCTATCAATATCCTCCATTTTATAATCTTTACCCACATCAGGAAAACCATTTTCTTGGTCTTTTTTCATACCTGCACGTTTTTCCAAAAGAGCATCGTACAACATAAGATAGTCTTGGTCTGTAATGTCAAATAATTCGTTGAAATATTTCATACTGTCACCTTTCCCCCTTTGTATAAATAACCACCATTAGGTTGACACACTTCTAATATGTCATTGAAATCTCTTTCCAGATTGTATCTTGCTCCTTTAGCTGGAGCATTCCATGTTGCTGCTTTGAATATATCCAAATTACTATTATCTACAAAGGCATGAACACTATCGTTGCCATGATCTGTCTTAATAATCTTAGTATACTTTTTATTAATCTTAAAATGAAAGAATATAGTCGGTTGTTCTTTAGACCATTTACCATGCTGGCGAGCAAATGCTTTACTCTCTAATACTTCGCACCATTCTTCTACAAAATTAATATACTCGTTAATCATACTTTCTTTCTCCTTTTGTCTACTTTCCATTCTCTATAAGATGCCATGAAAAACCACGCAGTAGCCAAGATAGCTATGATATGTAGTATTCTACCACACACCTCCATATTAATCAATCCCAAGATTCCACTTCCTTACCATACAACATTAAAGTAATTTTATTATTCTCACCTTTAGCCCAGTTGTTCCTATAATGATTAGCCCACTTCTTACTATTAAAATAGTAGAGATTTTTACCACCGATAAGACCTTCAGCTAAAAACCCATACTTCCCCTTTTGTCTTTTTGTCCATAGTGTTTTATCCCCAATAGTTATAGGATCATTTCTAAATATACTAAACATTATTTCTTTCTCTTCTTAGTCTTTATACCAAACCCTATACCACTCTTACTATCTCTATAGTATAAATAATCAGGTAGACTATCATCATAATCACCCCTATAACCTTCCCTGAATCCTTGCACAAACGCCCAGATTATAGCGATCATAAATAAGGTAGATAGTATTTCCATTTGATTTCATTTCATTTGTGGGTAATTAGCCCCTGATTGTTTTGTCATTACTTGTTTTTGTGGGAATGGAACCCAATAAGGTTCTATCAATAATGTGCAGATTCTTAGCTTCTTGGTTCTTTATTTGCCTGAAACTGTTGTCTAAATAAGTGTGTAAAACCTTGCGTACTAGCTTGATTTCGTTCTCGGTGAGGAGTATGCTTTTATACATTATTTCCCTAGTAAACTAACATTCTTACCCTTAGAAGTAACATTATACATCATACCAACCATACTGTCAATATCGACTATCAGGATTACTAAACTTTAGTCTTTCTTCGCTTTCTTCCATATACCCATTTTTCACCACCGGCAGGGAAAGTAAGTGAAAAAATAAGAAAACGCAAATGTAATGACTAATTTTATTGGATTTCTAGTATAAAATATACTATATTGAATCATTGATGCAGGAAAAGAGTGGCATAATGATAAGAAAGATACGAAAAGTGTGGGAAATTAATAGTTAATAATATAAAAACTTAATTAATATCCTATAATATTTAATTATCTAGTCTTTTAGGTTCAGATTGATGATGGTCTATAGAGTGGGACACGCCTTTGATCTCTATATATATAATAGAGTCGGTGGGATCAAGTTGTCCAGACTTCTTATATTCCGTCACTAATTCTTGTACCTTTTGACATAGTTGGTTACAATCCGTATTTAGTGATATTGCTCTAAACATTATTTTGGATTATAGAATAAATATCTATACCCAAATACAAACCAACAAATAATTAAAATGAATATCGTACCTTCTGTAAAATTACTAATAATCATTTTCTTCTCCAATACACACATCGTTCATACTTATAGTAACTTTCTGATTCACAGCGTCAAGCATCTTCTTACTAATCTTAAATAAGAAATTTTTTAATATTTTTCCACCTTGACACCTCCCTAGATTTCTGTTTAGTATTATGCAGAGGGGAGGTTGGAAATTAGAGTGATAACTACTAAATATTTATTACTTTAGCTGGCCAACTATAATAGACGATAATAGGACAGTTTACCTAATACATATACTATTTAAAATTCTACTTATCTCGGCATAAACAATACTATGGTGTAAGAATAATGTAGTTGGTTTTAATTTTAATTTGACTTTATAAAGGGAGAATTCTTTATGGCTTTTACTCATACTAATGAGATTAGATATAAATATACCGCAGGTAGTACTGTGGTTGAGAAAACTGTTTCGGTAGTAGAAACTGATGGCGCTGAAATTAATGTTTCAGAGGCGATAGTGACAGATTCTAGTACTGAAACTGCTGATATTGATCTAGAATATTTTGAGTTTACTACTAAGGCACAGGCTAAAGCAGTATACTTAAGACTAGATGGTTTTAATGGTGCTTTGTATGCAAATGGTAGTAGCAGCGGAACTAAAATGAAAGATTTAGATAATGGCATACCATATGTATGGTCTAGTAATAGTGCTGCTAATTTTCCTGATGGTGCTACTAATCCGATGGTAGATAGTACAACAAAGTTGACTGTCAAACCTGACGTTAATGCTGGCCTTGCTACTGCTGGAACTATTATTGTTAAGGTTCTTTATGGCCCTGAAACGGCAGTGTAAGCAGAACCTATCTCTAGAACCCCAGCCCACGGTTTTCACTGACTGTGGGCATCTGGGGCAAACTGATTAGATTAGGTAATACATAATTAAATAATTACCACTTGCATCTGCCGGAATCCATGTTATAATATAGTAGAAGAACCATAGTATACACACACATCGTACTATGATTTTTCACTGGCGGTCATTTTCACTGACTGTACTATGTAGGCGATAACTGGATATTTTAGGTAGTACAAATATATATTTTTAATTATAAATTTTGCTATAAAAAAATCCCCGAGTCTTTCGACCCGAGGATTAATTAGCTACATACTGAACACAAGTATTAAAGCGAGTATTACCAAAAGCATAAATATTCTTTCTAGATTATGATAAGCACAATGAATCTTGATCTTCAACTACATATACCGAATTCCCTTCTGTTATTAAACTTACATAATTAGTATTATCCCAACTAAACTCCCCATCATCCCCAGACCTTCTCCAATGAACATCCCTAATCG